CAGCACTTGAAACAGAGTTAGCCAAGCCTGAGCAAGAAGAACTGATTCAGTTTAAAGACGGTAAGTGGTCTTACGTTAAAAAACCGTGGCAAGGGCTGACGGAGGATGAAGTTGATTTAATTTTGTGGCAGGGCGTTTTTGATGCTAAAGATGTCCGTGCCATTGAAGCCAAACTAAAGGAATTAAACACATGAACACTGAATTAGCAATCAACTGGGAAGGCACCGTAGTCACCCTCACAACGTCTGTGAGTCAGTTTACGCTTACCAAAGGTGAGCAATTTGAAAAAGAGATGTCGAACAAACAGGAAGTAATTGTTGATGATAAGGTCATCACCACAGCAGAGGATCGTCGCCAATGGATGCACCGCAAACTTGACGCGTGGATTGATGGGGTTGAGGGCGAGTGAACATCTTCGCTGACTTACCCGAGTGGGTGCTATGGCTTTACGGCGCATGGTGCGTATTTATAATCTACCTAAAATGGCTATTTAAATGAAAGACGTAAAAAGGCGTTCTGGTTGTCTTTGTAAAGGAGGGTAAGGGATGAGTATCAGAAAGGCTGCAGAGGCGCTTGTAGGGGCTCTAAACGGCTCTGACAAGGACGTTATTGCCAAGGCTAAAGCGGATCTGGAGCGCGAGCTTGGGAAAAGGGAGGAGCTGTGGCTCAAGCGGCTGTTCGCGGACGACCCTGAAAAGAGGATATATTAGGGAAACCCCTAGTATAAATAAGTGATTCGTTTGCGCAAAGTTAACGAATTATGTTATAAATACACCACTGCAACCGCAGCACAGCGAATTTACAAGGAACGAAAATGCGTAAAAATCACCTGCAACACACAGTCCACAACGGCCCAACATGCCAACGCGGTCGCTCTGGCGGCTCACTGCGCGGCGAGCACTTCACCTACAGGTACGCAGAGTTTGTTGCTACGCCAGCCGAACAGCGTTGCGCTCGTTGTGCCAGCAGCAAACTGTTTGCTTTTCTCGAGCGTAAAGCCGCCACAATTTAACAAATTACGGGGGGGAACCCCCTCACTTGCGATCTAATTCTAGTTAACATACAATTAACACCTCACAGCGAATTTACAAGGAAACGAAATGAACTCAATCTTAAACATGCGCGACGACCTCGAAGCCTTGAACGGCACGTCAGTGGTAACCACCACCCTCTACAAAGAGCCTTGCAAGAAATGTAACGGCAGTGGCAAGTTCATTGGCTACACAGGCTACTCACTTGGCGATTGCTTCTCTTGCAAAGGCGCTGGCTTCCACGAGTTCAAGACGTCTCCCCAGTACCGCGACAACGCTCGCAAATCTACCGCTGTGCGCAAAGAGCGCCAAGCCACCGCCACGATCGAAGCCTTTGCCGCTGAGTACGCAGTCGAGTTTGAATGGATGGTTAAGACAGCCCCACGCTTCGAGTTTGCCAAGTCAATGATCGAAGCCGTGGTCAAGTTCGGTTCGCTGACAGAGAAGCAGTTGGCTGCAGTTCAGAAGTGCGTCGCCAAGGATGCTGAGCGCAACGTAGAGCGTGCAGCTCGCGTCGAAGCAGCTCCACAAGTCGACATCACCAAGATCGAGGTGTCATTTGCCAAGGCGATGGAAGCTGGCATCAAGCGCCCCAAATTACGCTTGGCTGACTTCAAATTCTCGCCAGCTCCAGCAACTGGCAACAACGCAGGTGCCATCTACATCAAGGCTGGTGACACCTACCTCGGCAAGATTGCAGGCGGCAAGCTCTTTAAATCGCGTGAGTGCGACGATCAGACCGCGGGCAGTATCCTAGTAGCGGCTGCTGATCCAGAGGCTGCAGCGGTCGCCTACGGTCGCCGCTTCGGTCAGTGCGCGATCTGTGCCCGCGAGCTCACCAACGGCGAGTCGATCGATCGGGGGATCGGTCCAATCTGCGCCGAGAAATTCGGTTGGTAAGACAAGGGGGCGTAAGCCCCCACCTACAGAGAACAGGAAACCATCATGACAATCAAAATCCGCTTCAGCCACTTAATGGAAACAGTAACGTGCAACGCACCCTTGCTACGCGCTTATTCGCGCCTCTCAGACCGTAAGGTGGTTTCAATCCATCGCTTACCCGCAGGAATTCAACGCCTGACCTTCACGCCCTCATGTGTGAACAAAGAACATCGCACCGTGCGCATAGCTAGTGTGTCTTATGACCACCTGCTAAACGCCATTGCAAACAATGCAATTATTAAGCTCTAGGAGATCAGCCATGCAATTTGAATCTCGTATCGCAGGCATACCCTGCATCATCGAAGTCACTCACTACAACATCATCAAGGGCGAGGGCTACGGTGCCCCGTCAGACATCGATGCGCGTGGTGGGGTTGAATCAGAGTTCGAGGTGTTAGACAGCCGTGGTCGTCGTGCTCTGTGGCTCGAGCGCAAGCTCAACGCTGACATGATCTACAACATTCAATCTGAAATTGCGGAGCTCGTATGAAATATACATTCTGGTCAGAGGTTTGCGGCGCCATCTCGTTGGTAATTTGCTTTATCATGATGATTCTCCTCGTGGGATGCCTTTAGCAAGCAGCCGTGGTGGCGGGCACACGACCGTCTAAGCGGATACACTCAGCTTTAGAGTTGACACCTCGGAAAGACGAGGATTAACATGCCTGAGGATTGAGCGCTGAACCGCGCTTAGAGAACGAGGAATTCTCGACAGTCCTCAGCCGTGTTGGTATGTGAAAGCAGATGGTGGGATTAGGGGTATGGTCGTATGCGCCTCCCTCCACTGCAGCGAGTAGTATGCCAACAACTTATTGGTAACGGTTCCTCACGAATCTTAATGGAGCTTGACAGAGCTTGTAGAGAGAGTAGAATACGCAGTATGTAGTTGGGCGTGGAACCCCGATGAACAAGAACGCTTTAATCTGTATCCCGCCCCGTCAAGGGGGTCAGCCCCACAAAGGCTGGGTTCCAACGGGGTACGGATTAAAGCGTTTTTTCTTTTGTACCTCCCGTACACCGCACGATAGCAAGAGCCTGAATGGGCTGCGCGGTAGGAAACACAGGCAGGTGAACCCCTCACTGAAAAGCCGCGGAGCGTTAAATGGCGACTCCACAATGTATACGGTTACGGTGATACAGACGTATACAGATAAACATTAACTCCGTGTAGGACTGGGATCGCCCATCGAGGTGGATCTGGGTCAGGTCAAGATAACTGTCGCATCCTGTGACCGCTATCTCACCCTTGGCAGAGCTATGAAATTAAAAATCATGCACACTAAGTCAAACGCAGATATCGCTCGGGAAATCATTGAGCACCGACTCAAAATATCCAGAGACAAAAACCTCCCAAAAGAAAAGGGGATCACAATGCTTGATTGCCCATACAGCGACAAAGACCGTGTAAAGGCGCTAGGTGCTAAGTGGAATGGAACACTCAAGAGTTGGTACATCACAAAGAGGATGGACGCAGACCTGTTCAGGCAATGGATCAAGAGTGGCAGATAGATCAAACCACCGTTACAATCTGCACATCAATAACGCTTTGAGAGAAAGCTATGGCACCAAAGAAACCAACTGGCAGACCGACGAAGTACACCGAAGAGCTCGTCACGGAAATATGCGACAGGGTAGCGAACGGTACGCCGCTTAGAGAGATATGCAGAGAGGAGGGGAAGCCGACGTGGTCGACGTTCTATGATTGGCTGGGCAAGCACCCAGATCTTTCCGCACGCTTCGCGCGATCCAGAGAGCTTGGCACAGACGCAATTGCTGAGGACGCCATCGCAATACTGGACACAATCCCCGAGAGAATCGACGGCGGCAAGATGGACTCAGCTTATGTTCAGTGGCAAAGGAATCGCGTCGAGTATCGGCTCAAGTTGCTGGCGAAGTGGAACCCACGCAAGTATGGCGACAAGACAATCCTCGCAGGCGACAAGGAGAACCCCATCCAGACCGAGTCGACGGTGAGCGTGCTCGACGCAGCTCTGCTCAATCTGGAGCGCAAGCTGCAGGTAAAGAATGAAGAGTAAAGTGTTCTCCGAGAACACTTTGAGCGAATCGCTCGAGCTGTTCAAAAGTGAAGAATTCCGCAAAACTTACCTAAGCGCTCCTGAGGTCAATCGAATTGCATTCAATTGGCGCCTGAAGTGGCTGTCGACTGCTCACCCCCATCAGATCACTCCTTCAGGGGATTGGTACAACATCCACCTTCTATTAGCAGGCAGGGGGGCGGGTAAGACGAGGGTAGCGTCTGAGCAGATCGGATGGTGGGCGTGGCAGATGCCTAATAGTAGATGGCTAGTATCCGCCCCCACGAGCTCGGATGTTAGGGCTACTTGCTTTGAGGGCGACTCAGGTCTAATCAGCGTGATCCCACCTGAGCTCGTAGCGGACTACAACAAGAGTTACCACGAGATTAAGCTAATCAATGGATCGCTGATCAAGGGGATCCCCGCATCAGAACCAGAGCGCTTCCGCGGTGGTCAGTATCATGGCGCTTGGCTCGATGAGCTCGCGGCGTGGGACTACCTGAGAGAAGCGTGGGACATGATCCAGTTCGGCGTGCGTCTGGGTAACAAGACGATGATCTTGGCTACTACAACGCCTAAGCCAAAGGAGTTGATCCTCGAGCTGATCGAGCGCGATGGCGAGGACGTATGCGTTACAACTGCGTCGACCTACTCTAATATAGACAACCTAGCGCCGAGCTTTAAGGCGCAGATCCTGAGCTACGAGGGCACCAAAATTGGCAGGCAAGAGATCTACGCCGAGATCATCGATCCAGAGGAGAGCGGCATCATTGTCAGGGACTGGTTCCGCCTGTGGCCAGCCGAGCGGGCGTTCCCTGAGTTCGAGTTCGTCCTGCAGTCATATGACACGGCGTACACAGAGAAGACGACAGGAGATCCCACCGCGTGTTCGGTCTGGGGGATATTCAAGCCGCTTGACCGACCGCTGTGCGCGATGCTGATCGACTGTTGGTCGGAGCACTTAGCGTACCCTGACCTCAAACCGAAGCTGCTGGAGGACTACACAGCGGTGTATGGGGAGCCGGGCAAGCGGGTCGACCTCGTACTAATAGAAGAGAAGGCGTCAGGTCAGTCGCTGATACAGGATCTGGGGCGGGCGCACGTCCAAGTGCGTGGCTACAACCCCGGCAAGCTCGACAAAGTCCAGCGCGTCCACTTGATCTCGAACATCATCGCCGCAGGTCGTGTCTACGTTCCTGAGTCGACTAAACGTAAGGGTTATGTGCGCGACTGGGCTGAGCCCTTCGTGCAGCAGGTCTGCTCGTTCCCTGAGACCAACCACGACGACTACGTCGACTCGATGTCGCAAGCGCTGCGGTATTTGAGAGATGCAGGCTTCCTAGACATAGATCCAGATCCGCATTATGATGATGACGATTACGTCGACGACTCTCGCGTCAAGCGAGTCAACCCCTATGCAGCGTGACGACTATGCCTAAATCTCTCGCCCCTGTCCTGTCCGCCATTGAGCGTGCGAAGCAATTGATCGAGGCTGAGAAGGCGCCAGCCGTCATGACTCGCAGTAGTATCACCGACCTTGCCAACCGCGTGCGGCAGAGCGAGGGTCAATATGGCGCCCAACGAGTCGAGCGAGCTGCAGATGAGATCCCGAACCTCGAGAAGCTGTATCAAGATCAAGCGTTAATGCGTGCATTCACTGGCGATAACGCGCAAGGGCTGATGACTATGAAGCCATCGGACTTCGAGCGCTACGCAGCTCCGCTTGACGCTAACTTGTCAGACAGAAGTTTGCAAAAGATTGCCGATATCACTGGCTTTCACAATAACGGTGGGTTTTCTGATGTGCCGTACCTAAACATTAATAAGATGAAGCAAGGCTCGACTGGCTTGCCTTACATCTCTGGGCATGAGGGCAGGCACCGCAGCCGAGTAATGGATGCAGCAGGCGAGCAGGCAAGTCTGGTTCAGTTAGTGCCTAGATCTGAGCTGCGCGAGCCGTTCCCCCAACGGTCGAGAGAGGACTACCTCGAGGCGCTCTACAAAGAGATGCAACTGACAGGCAACCGCGTCAAGCCAGAGAAGTATGATGAACCCGTAACAGATTCAGCCGACCGCGTGATTGAGCTCCGTAGCAAACAACGCCCCGCTATCGAACTGCCTGATTTCTACGCCCAAGGCGGCATGGTTGACTCCGCCCCCGAAGAGGCGATCAAGAACACGATCAAAGATCCTCAGGCGTTCAAGATGCTTGACATGGATCTGGTTAACTTGGCGCTGATGAGCCAGCCGCAGCGAATGGCAGGTGGCGGTGCTGTGCATATGAGCAAAGGGAGCGCTGTTACTGACGCTGCGATGGCGGTCGAGAAAGCGAAGCGCAAGCTCTCTGCGGAAGCCGTAGAAAGGGCAGCGCAACGCGCAGTCGGTCGGGCAGAGACAAGGGCGCGGGAAGAGGCGGAAGGCTACTACCACCCGATCGGTGGCGGCAATAAATTGATTACGCCGACGAGCCAGATGTCAGCAGAATATGCTCCTACCGCGGGAGTCAACATGACGCCGCAACAGGTCATCAATCCAGAGAAGATGCTGCACGGCGCGAGCATACCCCTCGTGGGCGACGCAGCGCAAGCGGGTGTGGATCTGATCGGCATCAATGGCAAAAAATTGTCCGCACCCGTTACATTGCAAGCAGGGCGCGGGTTTGCGAGGCAGAACCCCAGCGAGGGTTGGAAGTCCCACCCCCACGTCATCAGCACATTAGATGGGCGTATCAGAGACGCATACGACATGGGGGCGAAGGACGTGTATGGGGCGTTCACGTCGATGGGGCCGATCGCGGGCGACTTCAACCACATGACCACGCAAGCCCTGCTGCGGCAATTTGATCCGAAGACATTCAAGAAAGCGTCTGAGTTCGACAACGACATGCGAACATTCGGCGTAATAGATCCAAATACAAAAGAGAAAATCTTCCACGGCAAGGACTTTGTTGGTCTGCATCACCCAGACCTCGAAAAGCAGTTGATGGATTACGACAGCGGCAACCTTCGTAAGCTGTTCCTCAATCGTGCGCAAATGGCAAAGTATCAGCTCGAGGGCATGCCTGACGTGGCATCCACTAGGTATGGCGTCAACGACCCGACCATGCTGAACACGCCGATCGGCACCGTTGGCATGGACATCACTCAGTTTCCTAAGTCTGATCGACGCATCATTACGTCACAGTATCCACCCCACGGAACATATCCTGCAGGATTATATGGCGACTATGTCGGCGGTCTCGAGCATCCAGTCTCCTACAAGGATTGGTTCCATGACTTCTTTGACCCACGCGTAGCCAAGAACGAAAGTCCTGCGAACGAGAATTTTGCGTTCATGCGCTCCACGCCGATACAGCTCCACACTCAACAATGGCTCGATCGCGTGGCGGGCTCCATCAAGAAGCAGCAAGATGCGCTGAAGCTGGGCGAATATGCAGAAGGCGGCGCCGTCCATATGGAAGACGGTGGCGACGTTGAGCTACCCACTGGCGGTCTGTCGAAGGAAGTTGGCACCAACCCCCTGAGCATCTACAACCAGAACCTACCGAAGCCTGATAGCTCGCTGCGCATGCACCCACGGCGCAAGATCGCCCCCATTGATGACGGCGAGCCGAGCACGATGGACATAGCGCGACAGCTAGGCATCATGGCTAAGGAGCAAGCAGGCGAGGAGTGGGATAGCCTGAAGGCGGCTCCGTTACGCGGTGCTCTCGACATTCTCAACCGTGGCATGGTAGCAGGTAACATAGGTGCGCCTGTCGACCTGATCAACATGGGGCTGCATGGCGCCAACTACCTGACAAAGAAAGCAGGGTTAGGCGGTGACTGGGCGCCTGAGAAGCCAGTAATGGGCTCGGAGTGGATCCAAGACCAGATGAAGAGGATTGGCGCCACATCAGGCACCGAGCGCCCGATCATGGAGCTCGCAGCCAACTTCTTGAATCCTGTGGGGATCACCGCGGGGGCGGCAAAGGCGGCGCCAGTGATCGGCAAAAACGTGCTGATGCCCCTCGCTGAGAAAGGGCTGACGATGTATGAGAGGGGGCAACTGACGCCAAGTTTCAAACCTACCTCCGAAATGTTCATGGGCAGCAAGTCCCAAGGCGCTGACCTCGTCGCCCGCGACACCGCCAAGGCACGCCTTGCGGCAGGAGAGGATCCCGCGCTCGTATGGAAGGAGACAGGATGGGCAGCACCACCGTGGGCGCCGAACGACCTGCGCTTCGAGATCAGTGACCACGCCATGACCTCAAACGCCCCTGCGGCGGTCAATGCAAAGCTTGATGCGCATAGCAGAAGGTTGGCAAATGTTTACTATGCTCAGGAAATTAAACGCAATGTCGCATCAGGTGATGCATTCGACGATGCCGTGGTAAAAGCCGAGGTCACTGTAAAAAATGCAGGGCTTAATTTGCCGATGACGCCAGAGGCTGAGGCTTTAGCCCGCGATCCTAACGTCACTCGCGCAGAACTCATCAAGGAGTTTGACAAGGGGAAGGTCAAAAAAATCTCCACCATTGGCAAGCTGTCTGGCAAACTAGACAAGTTCGTCGACCATGATGAGTTCTTTGCGGCGTACCCTGACTTTGCAAAAAATATCAAATTCAAAACTCTCAACGCAAAAGAGACGAACAGGCTGCATGGCTCCTTTAGTCCGTCAGACGCAGAGATCTCAATGAGTGCTCCGCAATTGAGAAGCAAGCCAAACGATGCGCTCGATACAATCGTCCATGAATTGCAACACGGCGTGCAGTCGCGTGAGCGGTGGAACAATGGTGGCAACCCTAGTAGCGTTATAGCCTATCCCTCCAATTTTGACCCCGTCACCGCACAGTCAAAACAGCAGCTCACAGATATGATGGTTGCTGACACTGGTCGGCTCGGTGATCTGTACAGGAAGGGGCAGACAACTAAGTTGAGTCCAATGGAGATTCAAGAGCTGAACCACCGAATCAGGAGCACGCCAGAGTATTCAAAGTATCAGAAAGACGCACTAACCTTCCGACAAAGCGATACTCCGCAGGCGCTGTACGAGCGCTTAGCAGGCGAGGCAGAGGCTCGGTTGGCGCAAGGGCGCAGAACGCTGAAGCCAAACGAGCGTCAGGATCAGTACCCCTACGACCCGCAACACTTCAAAAAGCTGACTGGTTATGACATTAATTCAATAATCGCCAACCCTGTCAGGGCGTCAAATACTTTCAGCAATGGTGGTGCCGCAAACTTTCCATCGTCTGGCAGAACGCTTGCCGAGGGCGGCATCATCGATGGTCATCCCATTTTTCAAACAGCGCAAGTGCCCTTTGCGGGGTATCGTCATGGTATTGGCATGGCTGAGGGCGGTCAGCACTTCGACGAGGGTGGCGCAGTTCATATGGAGGACGGCGGTATTACGCCTCGCGCTTTCAGCTACTCACCCACCGATCGTGATGAGCATAACCGCAAGCTAGGATTGCCTGCTGAGTTCTATCGCGCGGGTCAAGCCGATCCGACGATGCAAAGTTACGGCGCAGGTGTGAGTGTTCCCGTCGGGGGTGCAAGGTTGACCGCTGATGCAATAGGATCTCGCAACGCTCAGATGCGCGACACACTGGCGGGTATCATGC